CTTCACCTGTACACTGGATTGGAGATATTAGATTCCCTTCTGCTGATGTTGAAGGTTATGAACCTTTTACTTTTGGTGGAACTGTAGATGGATCTGGTAATTACGAATTAGTATCTCATCCACTTGGTATAATGTTCTATGTAAATAATCTTCCTACTGATGTAGTAGCTTATGAAATAGTAAGATGTGACAGGACATTAGCTGATAGAACAATAGTTACTTAGGGACTACTAAACAGAACTATTAGATTCAACGGGTGGTACAATAATACTGAAGATTATAGAGCAGAATACTCTATAGGTAGCATAGATAGAAGACCTACTATTATGCCTACTTTTAAAGAAGGCGTAGCTCCAGAATTTGTACAAGGGTTCTATAATTCAAGTAAGAATCTGTTTGTACAACAAGATGCTTAGGATTAGAATCCGTTTGACACATACGGTATATTTGATTTAGTGACAGCTGATATATGTTTTAATAAAGAGAAATCAGATCAGATTGTTACTAGTGGTATGAGTATTGTGCCATTATATTGTGCACACTCTGCTACATACTGTAATGACGCTAACAATAAGCATTATAGATTAGGTATACCGTTTACTAAAGTATTAGGAAAAAGTACTAATAATGTACAAAATCCATTTGGTGGACCTGTAGAATATTCTGAACATACTGGTAATAAACCTAGTGCTTCTTAGGGAGTATTCGATGGTTATGAACAAGATGGTGATATGGTAAGCGGTGGTATATGTAAATACTATCAATTCTTTGGTAAGAATTATGCTCACAAAGATAATTCTAATTTGCGTCAATCTTTCCCTATAAAAGATGTAACTAAGCCAACTAACATATCTCCATATCAAGAAGCATTTGATGCTAAACAAATAGTAGATTACATAGATAGATTTGGTTTTATAAACTATAGTATTGGCTCTAGAGAAGCACTTGGTCCTCATGGAGTATGTTTAGCTATTAGTGCTCCAGATGTATACTCTGGTAATTATACAGGAATTCGTACCACTCCTTTATTAAGGAAATATAGACACAATGCTGTATTGTTTGTTAACATAAAGAAAAACACTACACAGTATGGTGGTAACACTTTTATGAGTAGAAGCTATTCTATATATAACAGTACTAATACTTATGTTAAAACATCTTGGGAAGGATACGATAAAGCAATGTGTTTTGGTGGTGATACATATTTAGGAGTATTGGACTATACTCATACTATGCTATTTACTAGAAATGACCCTGATGATAGAAATGGTTTTAAGAGATATGTTGGAGCTTACATTCCACTAGAATCTAGTATAAACCTGTACTATAGAAATGATGAACATTACTCTCAAGATATAGTAGAATCATCTGGAAATGGTCAAACTGGTGAAGCTAATGTTTACTTCCTTACAGATCCAGGATAGATGAACACTCTATATACTTAGAAAACTCCAATGTATGTATATAATGCCGCTTACTCTAATACTAGTACTAGTAAGAATTATATACAGAAATCTATATATGCTGAGGATGATGTTAAAAGCATGAATAGAATCACTTGTTCAGAGTTAAAAACAAATAATGAACAAACAGATAGTTGGACTAAATTTAAATTTGCTAATTATTTAGATACAGATAGTACATATGGACCAGTTACTAATCTTAAAGTATTTAAAAACAAATTGTATTTCTTCTAGGATAGCGCTGTAGGTATAGCATCTGTTAACGATAGGTCTTTGATTACTGACAATAATGCTGGAGCTTTAACATTAGGTACTGGTGGTATTCTTACCAGATACGATTACTTAGTTACTTTAAATGGTGATAGTATCATTAATGATAAGAGTATTACTAATTCTGAAACCACTTTGTATTGGTATGATTTAGATAAAAATGTTATATGCTCACTTAGCAATGACTTTAATGAGTTATCTAAAGTAAAACAAGTATAGACGTATTTAAATAGATTACCAGATAATGCTAGAAAGAATCCAGTATCATTCTATGATAAGAAATATAATGAAGTATGGTTTAGAATATATGACAGATGTTTAATATTTAATGAACAACTAAATGTATTTACTTCTTTTTATACTCATAATCCAAACTGGTTCTTCCCATTCTCTACTAGATTAGTTACTATTAAAAACAATAATTGTTATTACTTACATAATATGTATGATGTTAATAGTACTACTAAAGAAGAGAAAATATCTTATGTTAGATTTGTAGTTAATAAAGATATAGCATATACTAAAGTATTCGATAATCAATGGTTCTCTGCTGAATTTGTAGACATTGGAGATGAAACTAAGCCTACGTTAATATCTGATATACACTTTAATACTAAGAATTAGGAAACAGAACCTATTGATTGGAAATAGATAGAATAGAGAGAAGATACATTTAGATTCCCAATAAGTAGAGAGAAACAAAATAATCCAGGTTAGCAACAATAGACTAATATGTCTTATGCTGGAAGGATGAGAGGAAAATACTTAATCTGTAATTATACATTAGATTGTAATGATAACAGAGAATTTAAGCTTCCTTATGTTAAAACAACTTATAGATATTCAATGTTATAATATGAAAACTAAGAAATTAAAAAGAGTTCCTCAATATGCTTTCGGTGCTGATGCTATTTCAAACTGGGGTAATATGAGTGGAGTAGATAAAGCGAATGTGGTTACACAAGGAGTTGGTGCTGTAGGTAGTATGATAGGTAATGCTACTAGTGGAAAGAAACCTACAGCAGCTGGTGTAATAGGTGGAATAGGATCTGGGGCTGCAATGGGCGCTTCTATTGGTGGACCTTGGGGAGCAGTAATAGGTGGAGCTATTGGTGGTATTACTTCAAGTATAGGTTCTGGCGGTTCTGTTAATGAACAGACTGGTGAATATGAATTACCATCAGGAATAGCTGGTCTATTCGGTCACAGTAAAAGTTATATACGTAACAAAGCTGGTAGAATTAAAAACGGTATTCAAGCCAGACAAATGTCTGAATAGGTAGCAGCTGATTACTATCAAGAAAATGGATACAATGAATTAAGTTTATCTAAAGGTGGTGTAGTACCATCTACTATGGCTTACTTAGATGATGGTGAAATGTTGAGAACACCAGATGGAACTATAGGTTCTATACCAGAAGAAGGTAAACCTACGGATTCCAATTTATTAAATGTACCTGTTGGAACTCAAGTATTGAGTGATAAGATTAAAGTTCCAGGAACAAATAAAACATTTGCAGAAATGGGAAAGAAGTTAATGAAGAAAAGCAACAAAAAGGCTAATAATATATATGCCGAAAATAGTTAGATGCTAAATGAGAGAAATAATTAGATAGCTTATCAGGCATTATTAGATTAGCAAGAAGCTTTGAAAAGTAAAAAAATAAAGAAGAATGCAGCTGCTTATGCAGATGGTACTAGAGGTATTAAACCATATGGATATAATCAAAATATGACTGACTTTAAATACTGGGATCCAGATAAAAATAATTATACACAAGATTACTTAAACTGGGTTAATAGTATTACAGATCAAGATGTAAAAGATATCTATAGCGGTAAATACGGAGACATGTCTACTTACTTAGGTAAGAATAAAGGAGTTATACCTACAGTAGAACAAGCTAGATCTTTAATGACAGATAGAAAATATGGTGACTGGCATAAGATTGGTCAAGCATATGTAGATAGTAGATCTAATCGGAGTAGTGGACCTAGACCTATACCATCATCTGAAGTAGCAAGTAGATTAGGTATCCCTTATAATATTAATGCTCCTATTGGTAATGTAGATACTGCTAATGCTAGAAGTAGTAAATACTTTAACTATACTGGTAATCCTGGACAGCTTCCAGTAGGTAATATATATGGTACAAATAGTAAAAAGCCAAAAACTCCAAGTGATAATAACTGGTTAGATCTAATAGACAATATAGCTGCATTAGCTGGACCTATTGGTAATATATTCTCAGGTAGTCCTGAAAGAGTAGAAACATATACTTATGATCCAGTATATGGTCCTACTGATTATAATATAGATCCTATACTTAGAGAAGCTACACTAAGTGATAGAATTGCTAGATACAATATGGCTAATATTAATCCTAACACTGGAGCCAATATGGCATTTGGTTTACAGTCAGCAGTTAATAGGAACAAAGCTATCGCTAATGCTTATGCTACTAAGAACAATGCTGAAAATCAAATGGCATTTAACAATGCTCAAATAGCTAATCAATGGGGGCAACAGTATGCTAATGCTAGACATTTAGCTTCTGTAGAACAAGCTTAGAATGATGCAGCTACTAGAAATATTCGTAGAAAAGGATTTGGTGATTTATCTACAAGAATATAGTAGATAAGTAGAGATAAACGTTTAACTAAAAGAGACTCTGCTGTACTAGAAGCTATGTTACCTTATTTGGAATATGGTATGACATCAGATCAATTAACTAAATTATATAATAATTTGAAAAGATAATGGCAACGAATAGATTTGATAAACCAATAGAAAGTGAGTATATTAGTTAGTATACACCAATACCCTTTGAATAGTTATATGCTATAGGTAAAGCAAATAACGAAAGAGTAGATAAAGCTTATTAGGATTTAGGTAATTAGTTTACTAAATGGTCAGAGTTTAGATCACCATCAGCCGTAGACACTAAGAGATGGTATGATTTAACAGTTGGGGCTGGACAAGATGTAGTAAATAAATTAGCAGCTAATCCAGATTTGATTAAAACAGCAGAAGGTAGATCTTTAATACAATCGTTTATTAATACCAGACCTTATAACGAACTAAGTTAGTTACAATAGAGTAGAGAAGGATTACTTTAGAGATAGAAAGTAAATCAACAACTTATGCTATCTGGTAAGTATAATCCTATGTGGCACGATGTTGACTTTACTAATTATAATACTTTAGATAGTGGAGTATTTAATGACGTTGCTCCATTAGCTTATAAGTCAGAAGTAGACTTAGTAAAGCCTTATGTTGATAATTTAAAAGCTGGGTATATTAGATCTGATGGTAGTTATGATTATTCTGGTGTATCTACTGATAGAACTGATGAACAGATAGCTAAGAATATATCTGCAATATATAATACTCCAGAAGCTCAAATGCATATAAATACTTTAGTAAGATAGGGATTTACTCCTGATCAAGCTAGAGCTTTATTTACAGATAGAATTTATAGAGCAGGCAGAGAGTTTGCATATGAAGACAGGGAGGCAAATGAATTTGCTAAACTAGAATATAGTAATAGATTAAGAGCTGCTAGAACTGGTCAAGACACAGTTAATAACGGTCCTTGGTATTTAACCGATTCTTTGGAATATACTGGGTTGTAGAAATTTAATAATGCCAGAAACTATTACTTATCTAATAATCCTAATTATGAGAAGCTAAGAAACGATGTTAATAGTAATGATCCAGTTATTAGAGAAGTGGCTAGTAAACAACTCAGATCACTTGCAGATAGTGCTACTCCTTATAATATGTTCAGAGATATTATGAGAAAGTATGGTACAGAGAAGGATGGAAAATTACAAATTACAAATACAGATATAGATTATGCCGTTAATGATATATTCAACAACTTTGGATATACAGTTCGTAACTCTAAATTAAATGATCTATTAAGTAGCACTATATAGGGAATTACAGAAAATGAACAAAGTACTCCTTTAGGTAGGCGCAAAGTTATATCTGGTGGAGAGAATTTGAATTTAATGTCTAGAGTAGTATCAGAAATAGCTGGATTTGAAGCAGTAGACCCTAATCGTAATAAAGTAATAAATGCTTTGAAAGGCGGGAAGTTTAACAATATGATATTACTTAACAATGACAATATGATAACTATTCCAGTTGTTAAGAACGGTTAGCCGAGTACAGCTAATTTACAAAGAATTAAAGTAGCTATATCTGAAGATGATATTAAGAATGCTGGTCTCACTGAGGACGATATGAAAAAAGCTGGAGCTACAATACAAACTTCTAAGCAATCTATATCAGAAAGTGAAACATCTAACTTATCTGGAAAAACTTCTGGCGAAAGATCTGAATTAGGAGAACAAATAGCTAAGAAATGGAGTAGTAATACTACTAGAACTGTTAGACCTGGTATTAAATATTATGTATTAAGTTTAAGCAACAGCGTACCAACATCTGGAGATGATTTAAATGCTGAATATTTAAATCAACAAGCACTTAAACTAAATGTGACAGGATCAGTAGCATCTGGATTGTATCCAGATGTACAAAATGAATCTTTTGGATTTCAATAAATAATATAATATGGCAAAGAAACAAACATTTACTGTGGGTAGTAAAGATAATATGAGAAGTAGGCTTCAAGAGTTAAAGGATTATACATTTAATCCTTTAACTGGAGTCAATCCTTCTGAAGAACAATACGAATTTGATATGGCTCAAACTAAGCCATTAAATACTTCTTCTTTAGAAGAAACTCCTAAGTAGGAAAAGATTGTAACTACTGAAGATGCTAGTGCCACTAAAAGTGGAAAAGGACCCAACTATATAGCAGATCCGGTATTCTCATTTATCAATGGTATTCAATAGGATATGGTAGATAGACCTACTGGCGATATGCTGTTGAATAATAAAGAAAAAGATGAATTAGAGTTTCAGAAAGTATTTCTAGAAACTGAAAAAGAAATGAAGTTGTTAGATCAACAACTTAATAGAGCTTACTTAGATAAAGATACAGATAAGGTTCATGAATTATATCCTTAGTATAAAGCTACTTTTGATGCATACTCTAGTATGCTAGACGAATATAAAAAAGTAGCTAGTAAATACTATAATCAGTATGGATATCAGCCTACTGTAGAAGAAAGATTACAAGCTCTTAATGAAGGTATTTCTGAAAGAGAACAGAAGTCTAAAGAATTAGGTGAAGATATTCAAAGAGGTAGAGATATATTACATTTTACCAATAGTATATACTCTATAAGCGATGAGTGGAAACAATTAGAACAAGAAAATTGGGCATATCAAGTACCTAGAGCATTAGGTACTTCTTTTTCGTCTATATAGGCTACAGCTGCTAACTTTGCAGCTATTGCTGCTGCTAATTATTTAGCAGCACAAGTTGCTGCATCTCCTACTGGTCCTTATTCTCCATTAATTGCTGGCGGTGCGGCATTAATAGGAGCTGGAGCTACAGTAGGTACTAATATATGGTCTAGAGATAGAGAGT